ACATATAAACGCATGTTCTAGGGCCGTCACTGGCTCCCCGGTGCGTGTATCTGTAAAGGTCGAAGCTTTGTATGGGTTGTAAGTGATATGGTCGTTAAACGTCTCTATGTCCGGCACAACATATTGGCCCGGCCATGCAACACGCACCCCGACATAGGCCCGGTTTTTATAGGACACATAACCAGCAATGCGCTCAATGCAGCCCTCTATATAGGCGTGAACGTATTTTTTACGCTCCCGGAGAACACGCTCCCGGCCTGCCTGATTAACAATGCACTGCACCGCGTCTTGGTTGTAATACGGCACAAGTCGCACCGCGTCACAATGGCCCACCACCAGCCCGGAAAGCTTGTCTAGCAAGCTAATTTGTCCGGTGTGTAAATTACGGTAAGCGCGGATAATGGTTGCATCTAATTGCGGGAATAATTCTAATTGTCTAATCATGATTAATGGCCTATTACTAAAAACGGGAAAATAATAATTACGGCTAAACTGAGGCCGAAAACTAAAGCCATTGCGACTGCATCTGGCCCGGCTTCTGCTGGCTCTTGATACGTCCGGGTAATCTTAGGGCGTTGGCGTTTCTGCCTGTTGTTTTTAGCCATTGCTTTTAAAAGGTCCAATTGTTCCTGCGTCATATCGTTCATTTTTGTACTTCCTTTTGTTGTTTAAAAAATAACCTGGTACTTATTAAACTGACTTTTTACGGTTGGTTTACTCACCAGCCCAACCCGGCAAGACCGGGCGAGGCTAATTGATAAACGAACTGCTAGTTCTCGGTTTACTGGATTATGCCGCGACATAAAGAATGGGGTTTGCAGGGCGTACAAAGCCGCTCAAGTCGCCTATCGCGTCACCCTTGGCTCTGAGTCCAACAATCACGCCTTGCTCGTCACCGGGCCTGTAATCGCTTAGATCCCCATCAATAACGCGAGCGGTGAAACCGTTGATTGTGTAGTGGGTAGGTAAAACGCCATTGCGTTTAGTGTTGAATACAACCGCCACGTTCCGGCCCCTACGCAGCTCAACTGCTGCCGCGATATCGTTCTCTTCCGATAGGCTAAAAGTTGACGTGTAGAATTCTGGTAACACGCGCCCCGGTGCTTTTGTGTAGTCGTAAAGCTCAGCGGTTTTAGCCGCCATATGCACTAGCTCAGCACAGCTAAAACGCATACCTAAATGATCCAGCTTGTATTTTTCCCATAGGATATCTGAAGTCGCGTTAAGTCTAAAAGCAAGGGCCATGCCCAACTTAATAGCCTTTTTTTGTGCCGCCCCGGATTCCTTTATGAGTATCGCCATAAAGAGCGCACGGTTTAAAAAGAACATGCGGGTTTTAGCGATACGAGCGGCATATTTAGCAGGGATATAAACCGGGTTCCCGGCTGACATTAAACAAGCTTCAGCGCAACCCGGTGAGGCGAAAGCGCAGGTATTAAAACCACTAAGGGTTGAACTGGCTAGATGTAATGGAAAAGTCAAAACATTTTCGACCTTGGCATTTTTAGCGACTTTCGGGTTGCTCAATGGATCTGAGAATAAAGCCCCTTTTACGTCAAAATCAGCGCGAGCGATTCGCATCAATTCGGCTTTACTCAACTGTAAATAGGTATCTAATTTAGATAGTTTAGTTTTCATTAACATCGTGGTATTCCTTTCGTTTGGTTTGATACGTTTGGTTTGGTGCGCTCTATGCGCTATAAAAAACTTTGTCTAGCCCGTATTGCTTGGCAACAACAGGTAGTAAAGGACAAATTGATAATTTAGCCTCATCATCAAAATTTCGGGCTGTTGTCTGGGAAACTACGGTTAATAAAACGTAACCTTCTAGATCCAAAATATAATAAGTATGTTTTTGCATTATTTAATTCCTTTCGTTTAGTTTTATACTTTTTGGTTTACTGGTAGACACTAGCTAAGAATGTCTACTAGTAAACACTGAACTAGTCCGGTGTGAACTAGTCCACTGTTTGCTGTTATTTAGGGTATCGTTTGGCCTTGCGAATAGCGTTTTTAGATTGTTTGGGTATCACTTCGTAAACGCTTTTAAGTCCGAATCTACGGCCCTCGCTCCAATCTTCTACTTTACCCTTTACGACTGCTAATACATGCCCGTTAATTTGGGCCATATAGCGTTTCTTAGGATCACAATATTGGGCTAATGAGGCCACGGTTTTAGCTGGCATGGTAACCCGTTTAAGCTCAAAGCCTAGTGCCTTAATAACCGCGTGATACATTACAGGATATGTACCCTTGCGATTAACGCGTCCGGCATCTTTCATTAACGCGTGGGCTTTTTTGTATGGGATATCGCAAGTTATCGCCACGGCCTTAACTGTACAGTCATTCGTTTCGCGGTATGAATCGCTTACTATTTCACTACTTTTAAAGTTGATCATATTTTTTACTCTTTCGTTTGATTTGATTTAAAACAGCTTAATTCAATACTCTAATCTATTCGGTTGCCCTTTCGATTTGAGCATTGTCTCTAAAATGTCTCAATGCGCTCTATGCTAGTCTATTCGGTTGCCCTTTCGATTTGCGATAACAGCGCGGTGACTCAATGCGTTTCGTTATGCCTATATGCCCGCGCATTAAGGTATCCGGTTAACTGAGTCGGTAGAACGAAAACATTGTTAAAGAGCAAAAGCCCTCAACGCATTAGATCATCTACTTTAGTTAATCGCGGGTTATCGTTTCGATCCTATCAACTAGCACGGGCTAGTAGGTAAAGCGTATCGAGCCACAACCCGTTTTCACGGTGCGTCTGCCAGATGATCCAAATTGTTAAAGAGCGGCCAAAACACGTTGCCGCGTTGTTGGGGTTTTAAGTCTAAAACATGAGTAAACCATTGTCTAGTGGTCTACTGAACAAAAAACAGTGGTGTGCGTCTTAACGCGTCCACCAAAAATACCCGATACGTCCAGCCCGTATGGGCTAGAGTCCGGTTTATACGGTTAAAATGAGGGTAAAATTAAATACAAAGAATCTATAATAAACTCTGTTTACAGTCATAAGCCCACGGTATACGGTGCGTTTAGCCCATTGTCGCGGTGACTGTCTGTTAAATGTCTGTTTATCTACTCAATCGGGCACAATTCCGGCCCTTTCGTTTTCGCTCAGATCTGAACTAAATTTGCTGTCGGCTCTCAGCGTTTGCCGGGGGTGGCGGGGGGTCGCTGCGTCTCGCGCGGGGGGATATATGCCTATATGAATCTTCCCGTATTTTTGAAAGCACCTTACCTCCCCACGCCTCGCTGACGCCTCGTTTCCCCTACCCTATGTCACGCGTTGGGTAACTTCTGAACGAGTCCCATCGGCTCTCCTGCGGCCTCTGATGGACACTACATTGCCACCTAGTTCCCTGCCCTTAAAGCCGCCTTGTGCCATACCCATAAAGTCCTCTATCTCCTGCTCCCACCGATCATCCAACACGCCCTGCCTAGCTTCATCGACAGACTGACCCATCGTCTTCTGCCAGTAGGCTACGGCTCCTGCTAAAGCGTCTACCCTATCGTCATGCTTTAAGCATCCACGGTCACGGGTGATGTGGGTTAGCTGGTACATAAGGGAGTACACATGGTCATGGTTCTTAACGTCAGACCTGATTAACGACTCATCCATAACTAGACGATGTTGCGTCATGACAGGCTCAAGGGTATCGATGATACGACCTTCCTTGTGACCTTTAGCCCACTCAGATTCCTGTACTGTACAACCACCGGGCCATACCTTTTGAAGGATAGGGCCGAATGATGTAACCCACAGTCCCTGTCCGTAGTTAGGTTCTACCTCTACCACGTTAACCGAGAAGCGTTTAGCATCTATAGCTATCTGCTGCATGGCCTCTGCGGGGTCACCTTTGAATCCACCTACATGGAGGACATACATGATGCCGTTAAGAGTCGCTACGATAGCCCATGCTGTTTCATCCTTACCACGACCAGCGGGGTCAACGAACAGCACCGTACCGTCATAAGGTTCCCACTCAGTGTCGGTGAATAGTGGACGAAGGAAGTGGTCACCAGAGAACCCTAGGTTGCTAATGTCACGGATCTGGTTCTTCTTGTCACTGTCTCTTCCCCACTGCACCTGTAACGGGGCCTTAACGGGGTTGGTAGAGAACACAACTAAGTCGAACTGTCTCAGTGGGTAACGCTCAGCATCTGACAGACTAGTATCAAGCATGTACTGTAGGGCATAGGTAGCCCTGCCTTTAGATTCAATGGACACCATCTCGTCATGACCAAACCGTGTGTCTGTCACACCGCCATACTCAAGTAGACCTTGGTCATGCTTACGCCTTAGATAGGGAGCCAGTATGTTTACATCTTCCCCGGTCTCTTCATCTCGTAGGATGTAGTTCTTCAGCTTGTCCTGTACGGGATAACGTACAGGTATAGTGAATGTCCTAAACTGCATGGACTTAACGAGTACGTTGTAGATAGATTCTTCCGTCTGCGGTGTACCGAGTAAGATGATGTCACCCTTACCATGCTCTGTCTTAGTGATAGGCACGAAGTCAGACTGTACGACCCTGACGATTCTCTGTCGGGCTTCCTCTGTGAGGGAGTTCTTCTCTACTTCTATGTCGTCTGCGATCAATAAAGTCGCACGACTTCCCGTGATCTGTGAGGTTATACCCCTAGCAGCTACAGAATAGCTTTGTGACAGCGAACTACTGGAGACATCAAACTGGTCAGCCTGATCTCTTCTCGCTGCTCCTTTCTCACGAGGCCCGTCTATAAGCCATTGGAGGATAGGCATCGATGCAATAATGCCTTTAGTCTGCGATACGAATTCCTTTGCCTTTGAACCAGCGGCTGATACTACCAGGATTTTTTCATCCCTAGGGTTACGCTTCAATCGCCATATAGCGAAGGCTGA